TTTGGCGGAGATTCCGTATTTGCAGAAACACTATCTTATGCTCCTACTGTCTTGGCTATGTTTGAAAATAATAGCGGAGATTACCCCTCAACTACTGGCACTGTCATTATGGGAGAAGATCGCGGAGGAATTGATGCAGAAGGAGTTATTCAAAACATTGATGTCCTTAAACAGAACGCCAATCAAGGGATTGCTGTCGCTAGAACAGAGGTTGATTCTTTAGTTAGAAGATTACCCTTATTATTAAGAACCCCGGATGGTTGGGTTCCTGCTTACGGCACTGAAGTATTGAAAATATTAGCAGGGGCGGACACCTACCTTATAAAAACGAACGACAATGGACTCGAAGAAATACGGGTGAGGGGCTTAAACCCTGTACCCGTTGACTCACTAGGGCGTAAGTGGATTAGTTGGGTCGATACACCGCAAACTGATCTACAGGAAATGCAGGTCAAAGATAAGTTTGTCTTTGTAGGCTTTACGGCTAAAGGCATAATGCCACAACTGTCTGTACCCAATGGTCAACTTTTAGAACCACACAAAATACAAGCGGCGCTCGCAGAAAGCATATTAATTGAGAACAGTCCTTATGTTCCTGACTGGGGTCTAGCAGCAGAAGTATTGGCGTTTGGTGTTACCGTTCTCTTGGCATGGTGTTTGATAAATATTTTCGGCATAACTTTAGGTATATCTTTTAGTGGTCTATTATTTTTATTAACAGCAGGCAGTGGTTATTATTTAATACAACAAGGACTTCTTATAGATGTTACTTGGACCTTAATCTCTCAATTCATCACGGCGTCCACAGCCTTTTATCTACGATTTAGAGAACAATATAAGTTAAGACAACAGATCAAAGCACAATTTGGTAAGTATCTTGATCCTAGAATGGTGAAGAAACTACAGGACAATCCTGAGCTATGCCAAGTCAACGGCAAAAGAGTGGACTGTTCTATTATATTTACTGATCTCAGAGGCTTCACCAGTCTGTCTGAATCAGTAGAACCAGAAAGGGTGACATACATTATGAACAATGTATTAGACGTACAAGTTAAAGCAGCTAATAAATACTTTGGATGCACCGATAAATTCATTGGAGATGCGGGTATGTTCCATTGGAATACGATCATCCCACAACCGGATCATCACACTTTAGCTTTAAAAGCAGCCCAAGAAATAGAAAAAAATATAGCAGAATTAAACATTAGATTTAAAGAAGAAGGTATACCTGAAATAGCGATAGGTATAGGAGTTAATTCTGGCGTATGTATAGCAGGTAACTTTGGCGCCACCGATAGATTTGCTTTTAGTTTAATTGGAGACCCCTGTAATGTAGCCGCTAGACTGGAGTCAAGTACGAAGATCGCAGGAGTTGGGGTATTAATCGGAGAAGAAACTGCAAATAATGTAGATTTTAAGCTACAATTATTAGAACCGATAGAGGTAAAAGGAAAAGCTAAACCATTACAAGTATATACATGGAGTTAACAAGATGTCTAATTCTTCTATTCCCAAACATGGCGTAACAGGAAATATTTCTATTTCAGACCAAGAGGTAAAAAATTTCTTAAATTATACTGACACAAAAAAACCGGTTATTGGTGAAGTCTTTCAGTCTGGAGAAAAAATAAAAGACACTAAATATCGTGATGTAAAAATTTTTTCTATTGAAGAAGAAGAAGAAGAGTTATACGAAACGCTTAATACTATAGCAAACATGGTTAATCTTTATTTTAAATATGAGATAGATGGTATAGAAAAAGCTCAAATAATGAAATATAGCGCTCCGTCTCAAGGTTATAATTGGCATATAGATATAGGAGCAGAAGGTATTGCACTTAAAAGAAAAATAGGAGTTTCAATTTTATTAAATGATGATTATGAAGGTGGTGAAATTGTGTTCAGAAGTGGAGACAAAGAAGAAAGTATTAAACCTTCTACAGGAAACTTAGTAGCTTTTAGTTCATTTATATCACATAAAGTAAATCCTATTACTAAAGGTGACCGTTATGTTGTGGTGGCTTGGTTTACGGGACCTCCTTTTAAATAATTCTTGTATCTCCTCAAATCGTGAGGCATACTAATCTAAACCGAGATAATTTGTTACATCAACTGACTCGGCAGACGTACTCCAAGATGATGTAGCGGTTTTAGTTAGGAGGATATAATGGCTAAATCAACTTTTTCAGGTCCGGTCAGATCACTGGGCGGTTTTATTAATGCAGGTTCCAAATCTTTTGTTAGCTTAACAGCAGATACTACTTTAACTGTGGCTACTCATGCTGGCAGATTGTTGTTAACCAATGATGCTGACGGTAAATTTACTTTGCCTAGTATTGTGGCAACAACGCCAAACGATCCTACTGATCCCGGACAAACTAACAACATTGGTGCACAATTTACTTTTGTAGTAGAGACAGTAGCTACTGATATGGACATTTTAACAGATGGTACAGATAAGTTTGTTGGAGGTCTTTATTTTGGTAAGAGTGATGCAGCAGGTAAAACATTCCTGTCTGGAGCATCCAATGATGTTATTACACTAAACGGTACTACAAAAGGTGGAATAGTAGGAACCACAATTGTGGTAACTGCAATGGCTAGTGCGAAGTACCATGTAACTGGTCTTGTTCTGGCTTCAGGTACTGTTGTAACTCCATTTGCTGACGCTTAATAGGGGAATAAATTATGCCACTTAAAATATCAGGAACTGATGTTAAGGTAGCTACAGCGACGGGTGATGCCACAATTGTTAATCATCCAGCTCGATTACGCCAAGTTTATGTTTTAACTTCTACTGGATCACCTTCAATTGTTTTTAAAGATGGTGGTTCAGGTGGTACAACGCTTTGGACACAGACTTTAAAAGCTTCTAGTGAATCCAATATTAACGTTCCCGATCAAGGTATTTACTTTGGTACTAACATTTATGTTGACGTTACGGCAATAAGCTACCTAACGGTCTTTCATAGTTAATCGGAGGGTAAATGGCTACTTCCGGTTCAAAAAACTTTGAGCTTGATGTTGCAGAATACATCGAGGAAGCTTACGAGCGTTGCGGATTGGAGATGCGCACCAGTTATGATGCGCGAACCATAAAGCGATCTTTAAATATTTTGCTAGCGGATTGGGCGAATCGAGGCTTGAATCAATGGACGATTCAGCAAAACTCGATAAGCATGACAGAAGGAACATTAAGTTATGACCTTGATTCAACTGATCCTACAGCAGTAATTGATGTATTAGACGCTTTTTTGCGTCGTACAGTGGATAGTGTTAATACAGACTATTCAATTGATCGTATCAGCAGAAGTGAATATGCTAATATTCCCAATAAAAGTACCAAAGCACGACCTTCTCAATACTTTATTGATAAACAGATAACCCCTAAAATATATGTTTATCCGGCTCCGGAAAACAGCACGGACACAATTCATGTAAATTGTTTGATACGCATAGATGATACCGATGCTTTAACAAACACAATGGAAATGCCTTTTAGATTTTATCCAGCATTAGCAGCAGGGTTAGCGTATTATCTCTCTCTGAAAAAAGCTCCTGATAGAACTCAAATGTTAAAGGGAATTTATGAAGAGGAGTTCAGAAGGGCAGCTGACACTGACGAGGATCGTGCTAGTTTGAAGATAGCACCTGCACTGAGGTCTTATACATCATGACTTATGCAGCAGGAAAATTTGCTCTGGGGGAATGTGATCGTTGTGGTTTTGCTTATAAATTACACCAATTAAAAAAAGAATGGACCGGATTTAAAGTTTGTCCTAGTTGTTATGAGCCTAAAGCACCACAATTAGGACCATTTCCTCATGTAGACGACCCTCAAGCTCTTTATGAGGCACGTCCTGATTTAGATAAAGAAGCTGGAAAAGGGGTTGTTAGAACGTATGCCGCAAATACTATGTATAGCGTTACAGCTGATCCTATAGGTTATGCGTTTGATGGTGTAGAAGCCGAAGGCGAAGTTGGTACTGTACTAGCGGGAGGAGACTGATGGCTTTTACTTACAGCGGATTAAAAACAGCTATTCAAGATTATATGGAGAACGATGAAACTACGTTCACCAATTCTTTAGACACTTTTATAAAAAATACTGAAGAGCGTATTTTAAAAGAAGTAGAACTATTAGGGTTTAGAAAAAATGTAACCGGTACTTTAACCAGTGGCTCACCTTATTTGGGTATGCCTACTGATTATTTAGCACCATTCAGTTTGGCAGTTATTGATTCAGATAGTAATTACAATTATCTTTTATTAAAACACGTTAGTTTTATTAGAGAATATACGCCGGCTGCTGCAACAACTGGAACTCCACTTTATTATGCGCAATTTGATGAAGATAGCTTTATCTTAGCGCCCACTCCAAGTGCTGCTTTAACGATGGAATTACATTATTTTTATCAGCCTTCTTCTTTAACCGCAGGTGCCGACAGCGGTACTACTTATATCTCTACGTACGCTCCAGACGCATTATTGTACGGTTCATTATTAGAAGCTGCTGTGTTTATGAAATTGGGACCAGAGGAATTTTCTATCTACCAAGATCGTTATGATAGAGAAATGGTGAGATTGAAAAACTGGTCAGAGGGTAAAAATACACGCACGGAAGATAGATATGACAGGATAAGGAGTCAGCCTTCATGATAAAAAAACCAATTAAAGAGTTAGAAGGAAAAAACATAGCTATTGTTGCCATGGGTAACAGTCAATTGGATTACCATAAAATGATCACTCACAGTCATGAGTTTGATGAAGTGTGGGCAATTAACGCCATGATAGGGGTTCTAAAAAAAATGGATCGAGTATTTATGTTAGACCCGGCTAGCCGTTTTTTTGACGGTGATGATGCAGGCAATATGACTGATTTAATGAAAAACACTCTTCCTGTAATAGAAGTGCCTATTTATAGCTGCGAATTAGATAAGCGAG